CCCCGAAAACTTCGGAGGGCAAAACTGACGGAGGAAAACGAGTTGGAGACGTCGAGTTTACCGTACCCGAAGAGTACAAAGAAGAAAAATGGGCACAAGACCTTAAGGCGGCAGAAGATGTCTGGTCAAAACTTGCAGGGGCCCAAAAACTTATCGGACGAAAAGGAATTATTAAGCCCGACGACCACGCCCCAAAAGAGGAATGGGACGCTTTCTACAACGCCCAAGGAAGACCTGAGAATGTAGAAGGGTATGAGTTCAAACGTACAGTCGAAGACCTTAAAGACATCCCCCGGAATCCCGAGTTTGATAACAAAATAAAGAATATGTTTCATGAACTCGGCGTATCTAAGGAGCTCGGGGAGACATTGACCGGTAAATTTGAAGAGATAGTTTATGAGTTCCATAAACCTAATATTGAGAAACAGGCACAGATAGACCAAGAGTTTGAGCGTTTGACCCATGATGTGTTTGGTGAGAATAAGCAAAGCGCGATGGAAGACTTTAAAGAGGTCATGCGAGACTCTCTTGGTAATAAGGCTTTTCTTGCGCAGAAGTTGGAGTCTATGGATAACGACCAACTTCTTTTGACGATGGTGTTCGCAAAGAATCTTCACGATAAATATGTCGGTGAGAATAAAGTTTCTGTTGGTGACGGGAGCAGCGGAGACCTAACAGGGGACTTGAGAACCGACTTTAGAACATTATCAGAAAAGAAAATGCGCATTAAATTGGACACGAACTTGTCGAAACATGTGAAAGACCAAAAAATAGCGCATTTAAATTCACAGATAGCGAAGATAGGTGAGAAGGCTTCGGAGAAGGGGATAGATCTTTTTTCAAGCTGAGTTTGACTTTTGGATGTACATAAGGTATAATTACAATTGTAATTAGCTACGTCCGTACCAAAGCAGGTATCGTCGTTAAGACGTCTGATACGGAGACGGGTATCGTAGAGTTGAGGTAAAACTTTAGGAACCGTTAACGAATCAAGAAGGAGGCGACGATGCCAAGAAACGATTATGCGGGCGTGGAAACCGTCTTAAAAGATGATTACCTCGGTAATCTACTCAAAATTCCACAGCAGAAAGAAACAAGACTTTTCAATGGTTTCGCAAATGTAACCGTTGAAGGTAAACAAATGTATATCGACGGGATAGCACCTGTTGATTACAGGATCGATAATTCTTACAATGCTGCTTCTCAAGGTACGGCAGCCAACTACTTTCGTAGGAAGCTGGATACTGACCGGATGATCATCGAAGTTGATTACGATGAACACTGGTTCAGGAAAACCACTTCACAGAACCCCTCCAACCTTATCACCCAGGAAATGATGAACGCTTCATATCGTTTTCTCGATAAAGTTGGTGTCGGTGCGGCTTTTGAGACCGTGTACTACGGTGAAAAAGGTGACCAAGCTCTTACTTACGCAAACGATAATGGTATCGAGATAGACGCTACAGGTGGTATTACTGTCGACCTTTTGCGTAAGATAAACCATAGATTCACAGGCACTGAAGTTATTAGCCCGAACGGTTTGTCTAATGTAAAGTTTGTTATTACAGAAGACGAGCAGTATGATATGGGTGGAATAACTCAGCTTACCTCGTGGCAGTTCCAGGCGGTATATCCGCAGAACGCTATAGGTCAGCCGAACGAATCCGGCTTCGGGCGTCAGCTTGGCATGATGAATGTCACGTTCGGTGCGCAGGCTGAAACCGGTGGTATGCTTGATGTTGATGATGGTGTTAGGGACTGTATAGCTCTTGCGAACGACGCGCTTGTTTACGGCGTTGCTTCTGATGGCATAAACTTCGAGATCATACCTCTTAAGGAGTCGAGAATATCGACCGTAAGACTTCGCCTTACCATGACCGCAGGTTGTGTTAGGACGAACGGTATGAAAGTTGTTAAGTTCCAGACTACGGCTAAAGACCCGGACACTTTCTATTGATTCTAACTTAAGGAGAAGGAGGTAATGAAATGGGTAATAATGAATTAGACCTCACTTTTAAAAAGGTCTCCGAGTTAGAAGCCGGGTCGACCGCGATAGTGGGCGGAGATCGTCTCGCTGTCATTCGTGACGGCGGGGTTGTAACCCGACCCGCGTCGGATCTTGATTCGACACCGGGTGAAAATGTAGCGAATCTTGCTTATAACGTTGTTTCTTTGGCGCAGTTGAATGCGGACCACACTCTTATAGAGGGTGTGGTAGGGAAACAGATAGTTATAAGTGATATTACCGTCCGTTGTTCAGGGACGTTTGGCGATCTGACTAACGCAATAATTCAGGACGAAGACGACAATGCCATATTTACTATGGCTCAAGCACAGATGTCTGACAATGCAGTCCTGTTCAAAGGAGCGGCAGGCGTATCACTCGGAACAAAATTTGGAACAAATTTGGACGCAGGGAAAGACGTAGAGATAGTAGTGGACGGGGACGATGCTACAGGCGGGACCGGTCTTTTTATCTCTATTCTCTATTACTTGCGGACTCCGTAACAATGAAAAATAATCGAGGAGGTTGAGAAATGCCATTTGACCAGAAACTATACGAAAGTTCCGATAACACTCCTAAGCACGCCATTATGACGGCGGGTACGGACACCCTTTGGGTGAACACTAAGATTGTTATCGACGAAGACACAGCTGCAGGAACGGTAATCGCCGTATGCGAAGTACCGTCCAATTTTGTGGTTGTGGGCGGCGCGCTTGAGAATGACGCGGCGCCGTCAGCAGGTGACTATAGTCTCGGATTATACGAGACCGAGGAACACGGCGGGGAAGTGATAAACGTTAGCATGTTTATTGCGAATCAGGCTGTAGACGGCGCTAACACCGCAAGCATATTTGAAGAGATCGCTCTTGCCGACCAAGACAAGACTCTGTACGAATTAGCCAACGAAGAGGCTGATTTTGACATGGAGTCCGCGACTCGTCAGGCGTTCATTGTGGGTCTTCGCGTTATCTCGCAAGTTGAAGGTGGCGACTCTACGATGATGCTTCGCATAAAGTTGGCTCGCAAGTCGTAAGTAACATAAGGGAGAGGGTATCTTCTGTCATGTGGGGTGGGGACCTAGTCTCCGCCCTCTCCCTAATAACGGGAGGTTTAAATGCCGGTTCCGAACGCCCCTACCGAGATAGTTAATCTCGCTTTAGATATTATTAAGACTGAAAACATCAATGATATTCTAATACCTGACGGCGATAAAGTCGCGGGGGTTTGTAATAGGTGGTACGAAGGGACTCGGCAAGCATCGCTTGAAGGATTCCCATGGAATTTCGCGTCCACTCATAATGCGATACCCTTAGACGCCGATGTCCCTGATGCGAATGATAACTGGGCAGACGCGTATCAATTACCAAATAATTACCTGTCTTTGAACTATATAAAAGAGCAGGGACTGCCTCTCTCCCAATGGAATTATGTAATAGAGGTTAATCGAATTCTTATAAATAATGGCGGGGCTGAAAATCTAAATATAGGATATGTATTCGACCAGACAGATGTGACTAAGTTCAGCCCGTCGTTCAAACTATATCTCGCTGCGGAGCTTGCGGAGAAGATAGTCTATAAACTTACTGGTAACCCCGGTCTCCAGAATAGAGTTTCTCAAGCAAAACAGCGGGAGATGCTAAGCGCCAAGGCAAAAAACGGGAAAGCCAATCCGCCGATAGCTTTCAGGCAGAGTCGTATGCTCAACGCAAGACGGATATATGGCGGGGCCTCCATACACGGGAGACCTTATGGCCGAGCTTAATGTCCCTATTTTTGACTTTAGTTCAGGAATTCTTACCCCAAAATTAAAAGACCAGCCTAATCTTGACATATATAAAAGTGGTGTTCTTGTCGGTGAGAATTGGCTTACATCACTTCACGGCCCTACAGATTTTCGCCCCGGGTTTATGTATAATCGGCCAACACGCAGGAACAGACGCGCGTGGTTAATCCCCTTTGTTTTTAATGATATGGAGGCTTATATTCTTGAGTTTACTGACGGGTATGTAAGATTCCATTCAAATAGAGGCGCTATTGTTGAGAACGCCACGAGTATTACAGACATCACTCAAGCGAACCCGGGGGTAGTGACAAGCGTAGGGCATGGATATGCTACCGGCGATGAGGTTTATATAGATGATGTTGCGGGCACGGATGAGTTGAACGGTCAGTTTTTTCTTGTTGTGCGTATAGACGCGGATACTTTTTCTCTCACTGACCAAGATGGAAATGCTATAGATACTACCTCTTTTACTGCGTATGTAAGTGGTGGTGAATCAAAAAGAATATACGAATTGGAGTCCCCTTATAAAGAAGATGAAGATCTTTCTCTTATAAAAACGTCTCAGAAAGCGGATATAATGTATCTTGACCACCCGCATTACGCACCGCGTAAACTCGTACGGAGCGGGGTAACGAACTGGTCGTTGGGTACATATACGCGAACGGGTGACCCGTTCGACCAACAAGGTATCACGGGCATCACTCAAGCGGACCCCGGTGTGGTGACTACAGATGGGGATCACCATTTAAATAGCGGGGATACTGTTATTATGGAGGAGATAGGTGGGATGGCTGAATTAAACGGGATAGAGTACACTATTACCGTGATTTCCGGCACCACTTTTTCTATACAAGACGAGGACGGGAATGATATAGACACGACAGGGTTCGAGGCGTACACTTCAGGCGGGCTTTATTTAAGAGGGGGTGACGCCCCCGCTACCTGTGGTTTTTATGGCAGTAGACTTTTTCACGGTGGGAGTCTTAATGAACCCGATGTGTTTTTCGGGTCCCGGAGCCCTGATACTTCTACCGGTGCGCCCCGGTTTGAAGATTTTACCCTCGGGACAGACCCTGACCATGCGGTGTTTTACGCGGTTACTTCCGCTTCAGATACATCAGTGGACAGGATAAGATTTTTTATAGGTACACGACAGTTCTTGGGTATCGGTACTTATGCGGGTATGCTTAAAGTTAATGGCGGTTCTGACGCGCAACCTATTTCAGGCACTGCTGTAGAGTCGTTCCCGGTTGATTCTTACGGTGTGGCGGATATGATGCCTGTCTCTTTCGGTAACGATATTCTTTATGTGGAGCGTGGCAGGCGCGTTGTTAACAGTTTTAAGTATACTATTATGAATGACGGGTACGAATCGATGGACGAAAATGTACACTCTGATGAGATTACAGAGCCGGGCGTTATACAGCTCGCGTATACCCAAGGGTCACCTAATAGGTTATGGGCGGCCATGAGTGACGGCTCCTTATTGTCTTTAGTTTATAATAGGAACGAGAATCGTTCGGCATGGAATAACCACTCTATTGGCGGTGGAGGGAAGGTGCTTTCCGTTGCGAGTGAACCTCAAGACGATAGAGTTTCTCGCTTGTGGATATGTGTAGAGCGTGAGATAGACGGTGTGACGAGAAGGTATATGGAGTACATGTCCCGTAATGAGACCATTCCTGAACCTGAAGATTTCTATTCCGGGACGGACGCCGCGGCAAAAGCGGTTGATGATAATAGATATATTAACTTACTTTTTGAGGCCCAGAAAAGACAAGTCCATTTGGATTCAGCTCTTATTCTCGACACTACACAGTCTCTTACTCTTTCTTTAGCTGAAACTGATGAGGGTGAAGAAGATGTTGAGTTCACTACCACAGAGGATCTTTTTGAGGAAGATGATGTGGGGCGTACGATACACGCGAAACATATAACAGGGGACGAGAGTGGGGTTGCTATCATCACCGAATATGATAACGCACAAATGGTAAAATGTAATATACTTAAAGAGTTTTCGTCAGATAGTTTTGGTGATGGAGAGTGGTATTTTGCGCAGGACACTATTCGTGGGCTGGGGCATTTAGAAGGGCAGACAGTGAGGGTTGTTGCTGACGGTGGTGTCGAAGGTGAAGATTATGAAGTTGAGAACGCAGAGATAACTATATCCGCACCGTCCACATTTGTTATTGTTGGGGAGGCCTATAAGGGGGCTTTAAAGACTATGCCTTTAGAACTGTTATTAAATGTGGGGATAACCCCAGGCAAAGACAAAACGGTTAGTCAAATAAATCTTATGTTCCGCAATAGTCTGGGCGTGTCTTATGGGTATGACCCTTATAACCTGCAAAAAATAGGGTTCCGTAAAGGGGCGCAGTATACCGACCGTCCGACACGGCTTTTTAATGGGGTTAAAACAGTGCCCGGTTTTGATATTTGGGACGCACAACGTCATATTTGGGTTGTGCAGACCGCTCCATATCCCTGCACTCTTAATGCGATGATAGTGGACACAGAAGTAGATTTTGAAGGGGGCGGACAATGAGCGATTTTTTTAAGCCTAGTGTAACTTTTGGTGGCGCTATAAGCGCGGCAGGGAGTCTTTATGGAGGTGTAAGTTCTTATAGGTCTTCAATATCAGCCGCGCGTGATATGCGTTATCAGGGGGCTATAGCGGAAGGTGAGTCATATCGATCTGCCGCGATTATAAGAGAAGAGGGTCGGAAGTTCGCAGCGAACCAGTCTTTACAGTACATTGGTTCGGGCGTGCAACTTATGGGCTCCGCTTTAATAACTATAGCGCAGACGAAAAAATATGCTGAGGCGGAAGCAAAAGCAGAAGAAGACCGCGGACGAGCGG